GCTATATCCTGATGCTGGCATTGGTTAGCTCGGGGTCGCAATAATGATGCCACCACCACCACCAGCGGCGCCATCATTGGAGTACGTGCCTGGGGCCAGAACAAAGAAGTTCGCCCCAATGGTTCCCACCAAGGTGGCTTCCGATACGGCCGATTCCGCTGGGGTGTTGAAACCACCACCAAGCTGTGCCCCCGTGGCCCCGTCAACAAGTTGGAAGGTCTCAGACCCCGACAGCAAGTTTTGGCCGTGGCAGTTCTTAACAAACAGGTTTTTGCAAGCCGTGCCCCTGTTGTGGATCATGGCGGTCTCGAAGTTGCCGTTGAAAGAGCAATTCTCGACCAGGATGTTCTCCGAATCAATGATGAAGATGCAACCGGTATCGACGGCCCCATCGCTTCCAGCCGGGTCGGTGTCTTGGGAGAAGGTGCATCCGCGGATGATGAAGTCGTCCACTGTGGTGGCCAAATTGATAAACCCAAGGGCTTGTGCCGAAGAATCACCAACAAAGTCGCAATCTTCAACGAGGCAGTTGGCCGCATCCAGATCGAGGAAGTTGACCAGGTTATCAATGCTGGTGACAAACCGGAAGTTCTTAATCACCACATTGGTCGCGCTAACGTTTACATCTGCGGTAGTGGCTGTGCCCAATGTAATGGTGGGTTTGGCGGTGCCGTGTCCGAGTCCGATAATGGAGATACCGGCCACATCGACTGCCCAACCGGCCGCCGCTGTGATGGTTTCCGTGTACCCCGGCATAACGTAAATCACGTCGCCTTGGGTAGCAGTACATTGCCCGATGGCAAAGTCCACCGTCGCGAATGGCCTATCGGGGTGCAGCCCAAACCCAGCACTGTCAGTCCCGCCAGTCATAACGAAGAAGACGTTGCCCGTGTGGACGGTGTGATTCAAAATCACCGCCCCCAAGACGCCTCGTTGCTTGGAGTAACTTAATCCGCTACGTTCGGAAACAATTGTTGGGAGCGCCATTTTTACACCTCAAGTTTTTCGGGATTGATTACCCTTGTTACTCGATAGGATTCCAGCCAGCGGCTTCGTCAGCGTGTTCTTTGCCAATTGCCGAATCCACGTTGTGCCCATGTTTGCACCTCGGGCAGTAGTAGATTGTCGTCGGCACAGGTGTTTTCACCACTTCCTCGGACAGGCTCATTTCGTAGCCACACTCTGGGCAATGCTGCGGAGCCGGTTCGGATCAATTACATTTGCACCCTTCGCAGAACATTCTATTTTGTTACCGTCTGGCCCGTTTTGACCTGTTTATCCCAGCCCCTAATGGGCCTGCCTTTACGCTGGCTCTTCTTCGGCTTCATCGTCGGCCTCGTCAGCTTGCCGTAGTTCGTCCAACATGGCTTGCATATTCGCCATGTCCTTCTTGGATAATCCGCTCTTGGTCTTGGGCACCTCAACCCGGCCAACGCCGGGCCCATACATGGCAGCCCCTTTAATGGCCATCATGTCGGAAAACGCCTTAACCTTGTCCGGGTCCATTGGGCCGCCGCACCGCTTACAGGTGTTCCCAGGAAACAGGCTGAAATCTCGAACCGCTACCGGCTTGCCGTCCCTGTCCTCAACTTTGGTTACGTCGGTATTTTTGCCGCAGTAACCGCATATCACCGTGAGGGCTAGGCTTTGGACTCCCCCTAACATTTGAGCCATTATTCATTCCTTCCAGGGTTGACGCCCTTGGTGGCCAAGTAGCGCCTGACCCATTCATTATTTTCGTCTTTCTGGGTCCCAGTATATTGGCGGTCGCATAATTTACACCGTGCTGCATGGGACGACCCATCATGGTTGGGACTCCAGCGGGCCTCACACCAACCGCAATGCAGGACACCGCTGGAGTCCACTGTGGCTGCTGTCCATTCGTCACCGTGTGGCACTTGCCCCCTTCGCCTTCCGAGTCGCACTGGCCACCAAAGGTTGACATCATCATGGCAAGTTTCGCCCTTTGGCCAATCCCCGGTGTAGAGAAACCATACCCACGCTTGAGCCTGGAATCGCCGGAGCAATTCCGGCTCCAGCAATTCCATAACGGGGTGGAACCACGGCATGTTTGCCAAGTCGGGCGTATCCACCAATGCCCGCATTTCGTCGAACCAAACCATAGGCGGCACATCTGGTGGAATTTCCCGCCTATTTCCCCGGGTAGGGATTACGGTGTTAGGGGCCGCCACTGGTGCCAGTGTCCACGTAGACTTTGGACCCAGCCACCGCCGCTCCCTGGAGTGCTTTCTGCGGGTAGCTATAGGCGTAACGCATGACAATCATGGTGGCATTGTCCACCCCCGTATTGTCGTCCTCAGTGCCAAGCATCCGAATGTGATTGAAAGAGTTATCCGCGTCCAAGTCCTCGCCACGAATTTCGATGATTACGAAATCACCGTCGGCGTCGAGAATGTCCCCCGTGACAGCGGTAGTATCGTAGTTCCCGCCGTCCGATGAAGACGTTAGGTCCTTGACTCCGGTTCCGCCGGAATCGCTGGCCTGTTGGAATTGAGCTTCATCGAGGTCGTCGGTTGAATTCCAAGTGCCAATTTCGATGATGCCCATTGCGCGGGCATACGCTTTCATGGCGAGATAACCACTGTTAAGTGAAGTTCCGCCAATGTCCGCCGTTTCCGTCAGGGTGTAAGTTGCGTGTTCCGAAAGTCTCATGCTCATTTGTCTATTCTCCTTATTGCTCGGGTCCACCGCCGTCCGGCGTCCCAACTAAGGGGGGTTAGCTACGAACTGCTAGGTTAATGAACGGACTGAAAGTGTTCGAACCATTCCGCGGCGTCAACGCGGTGTCAAGCCAGGGCTTGCCATCCAGGCGTTCGATAAACCGAAACTCGGTTTCGTCCGATGTAAACCGGGTGTGCATCGAGCTTGCAACCTCAAGGCTCATCCGGTCGCCAATCAGGTAATAGCTAGGGTCGATGAAGTAAATGTCACCAGCGGTGCCCAATGTTTGGCATTTTTCGCTGAAGAAAACCGGACGCCCCAATATTGTACTCGGGGGGCCCGCTGCACCTTGTGAAAGCCAAACCGCCGATCCGCCCACCCCCACGGATAGAGCCATCGTGGCCAACTGCGGAAAAACGTCTGGGTGCGCAATCCAGATGGCGTTCCCCAACGAAGCCGGGAGCATCCGTGCGTATGCCTTAATCAAATTTTCCCATACGATTGTGGTAGAGGCCTGGGCGGTCTCTTTACTGATCGAAATGAGAGCATCAGCGTTCAAGATTCCGATAGGCTGCCCGCCGCCCACGCCGTTGATAAAGGCGTCGTCCTCAAAGTAGGCAATCGCCTGGCCGAAAAGCCGGTTTAGCAATGCCTCCATAGCTATCGCGCTGTCTCGGAGTTGTTCGTTGGTCACTCGGGTCAAGCCGGTTAATTTCTTAGCGTCCAACTGGACCTGGCTAAAGGTAGGCTCACTGGCAGTCAACGACCCACTTTCAGGCACCCAATAAGCCTGGATTCCGCCCCACACAGTCGTGGCATGCGAGGAGTCGCGAATGGTCGGGATACGCAGGCTCATAGTCGTCATGGGGATAACCATTGACCGCGGCCGCATGATGGAGGCTTCCAAGGCCAGCGACAAAAGCTGTACCCGGAATTCCTCGGGCACCAGGAACCCCCCCTGGTCGCCTTGGGATTCGTTCAGTGCCTTCATCCGTGCGTCGGTTACGCCTTTCAATCCTTGTCCAAACCAGTAGGGGTCTGTGCCAGCGGCGACGCTTTGGTAGAAGTTGGCCATGCGTTCAAAGATTCCATCCAAGTGGGCCACAGGACTTTCGGGCTCATAGATGGCCAGGGCGTGTAACTGCTGGGCTGCGGTGAGCGAAGTGGTTCCCCGGAACCACGGTAAATCGTGTCCGCCGTTCTTGCCCATCTGGTTGGGAGTGTTGGCGCCCATCGGAGGACGCTTGAGATTGCCGGTGTAACCGTTGTCCTCAAGTTGCTCTTGAAAAGACTTGAATCCGGCCTCTATAGCCTCCTTGCCCTGTTTGGCCAAGTCGGGATCGTTGGCCGCTATCTGTTGGGCGTACTTGGTGGCCATTTCCTTCATGCCGTCTGGGTTTAACATGAGGGCTCGTACTTTGGCCTCATCGTTCAAAAGGTCTTGTAGCCCCTCGGCGCTATCCGGTACCGTTAGCGTAATTTCAGCCATTACGGGCCTCCTCATAGGCGTTCTTGAATAGGTCACCAAAATTGATTGCGTTAATTTCCGGCTCGTCGTCGTCCGGGGCGGGATCGGGCTCAGGCACGGCAATGTGAGTGTGTATCAGTTTCACCAGCGGCGGGAATTGCTTCTCGATGGCCTCAAGCCTACCCTCCCAACCCTTAGCCCCCAATATGCGCTCCACCGCTTCGGCTATTTCCTCGTCGGCCTCTGTACTCGCTGGCTTGTCGTCAATCGTGATTAGCTTTTCCTCGATAATGTCGTCCAGCACCGGGTGGAGTCCCTTCATGCGTAGTAAAGCATCGGGATTGCTCGGAACCGATACCTGGGACACTTCCAACAATTCCTGGCCCTTGAATTCGTAGCTGGGAAAGAAACTGTCCGAGGTTTTCAGTTCTACCGCCTTGGCCATGTCGGGTATGAATCCGACGCTAAAGGCGGCCATGCCGCGGCGGGCCAAATCCAATCCTTGTAACGCCAAGTCGGACACTCGCGGGTTGGGGCTATCTAGGTGATAAACGACCTCTCCAACTAAGGCTTTCGATTGGACCCGGAGGTTTTCCCAATGTCCGAAAATACGGTCAATGCTGCCGTAATTATGGGAATCGACCAAGACGGGATTTGCCATGAAATGGTCAAGATCCCAGAAGGCTTGACGGATAATGTCGCCGTCCCGATCGCGAGTTTCAGTGGACGCAGTAGCCAAGACACGGCCCTCTTTAGCATCAAGTACCTTGGTTTCGGAGCGAATTATTTTCTCTACATAGCCGGTCGCTCTGCTTGTCATTTGCAAATCATCTGCCCTTTAGTGTTTAGGTCGTGGTCGTCCCAATTGCAACTCATCAATACTCCAGGCAATAAAAAAGCCAGACCAACTCTGTCGCACTGCGTCAAAGCGTCTGGCTAAAGGATTCCGTTTAGGCGGCGCTGCGTCTTAGCGTCTGGCCGTCTTATTTATTCAGTTGTTCTGTGGACTCCCCAGTGGTGTGGACACCGAGAAGCCCACGGCAGGTAAGGATGAATGTCAGATGCGAAGTTAGCACGGTGGGTTGCGAGTTGTCAATTTTGGGGTGGGCGTAGGCCCGGAGCATTGGGCCCCAACCTGTACATCCAAGCATTGCCAATCCCTGCCATTGCGGCGGCCACACCGGATTTGACGTGGCGGCCAGTAGGCAACTTGGCTCTCCTCTGGTGTTAGGGAGGCAAGACCACGGTTCGACAACGGCGGCAGAAATGTCCCGCCCCTTGGTTGTTCAGAATCAAGGTGCCTTGGCAGTCGGGACATTTGTTCGTCCGGCTATCCACAGTAGCTGTGGTCACATCCTCCAGCGGCTTGAGCCTATACCTAACGTTGCACCGGCAACGAGCATGGGCCGGTAGTGTATCGTGGCCCGATGCGAACGGATCGCCGATCTTAATCCAGCCCTGCGCCTCGTTGTCCAAGCACGGGGTCCCGGTCCCGAACTCGTCAACCAAGTCGTCCCCTTGGGTAATCCACCTTTTTTGGTTGAAGTCTTGTCTTAGCGCCGCTTGCCTCGCCCCTTCCCCCTGCGCCGTAGCGGTTTCAGTCCTTGCTATTGTCTCGGCCTTACTCGGGCCGAATGCCAAATCCTCCCGTAATGCCTTTTGCAGAGTCTGGAGCGAATCTCCCCGCTCGATAGTTTGGGCTACCAATTGGTTTACCCGCCGACGCACAGTGCCCACTATATTGATCTCACCGTCTATGCGTAACAAGCTAACAGTACGGTTCCGCGCATACTCCGCTGCCAGGTCGTCGGCCAATAAGGGTCCGATCCGGGGAAACTCGTTGATCATGCTGGCCCGAAAGGCAGCGGTCAATTCCTCGATTACTTCTGGTGCGTACTTGGTCCACCAGTCCCAGTCGTAGCCCTGCACGTCGGAGAGTTCGATTTTAGTGCGCGGCCTAAAGGATTTCTCCCCCAGTATGTCCTCCAGGTAGGCAACCAAGGCGTCGGCCTCCGTAGCCAGTCGGCGTTCCCACGCCAGCAACATGGCCTGCTCGGCTATCTCCAGTGGATCGGGGGCTTTCAAGGCCGAGACTTTACTTGCCCCTTGAGATATGGGCACAAGAATCAATTGATCCGGTTTTGCCCCCAACGCCATAGGTGCCCCCGGCGTCAACACAACATCCCCGTTGGGCAACGGGTCTAGTCCGATTCTAGTCCTTGCCTCATTCAGCGTTGCAATCCCTGCCTTGTAGCTCTCAGTCGATTCCTCAAGGTCAAGCTCCCGGTTGTTCGGCGTCGGATCTTCGAACTCGAAATGCAAACCACGGTCGGGGAACAATTTTAATAATCGTTCGTTGAGCGACAGTCTTATTCGGGCCAGCCTGGGGCGAACCGTCCAGCGGGCGAATATAAACTCGGCGGCTTGAGCATTGGCCCTGCTGGGTGCCTCCATAACGCCAAGCATGGGCAGCGGCACCCCATAGGCTGCCAGGACGAGATCACGGGTCTGTTGGCGTAGCTGGACATATTGCATATCCCGCTGCGAAAATTTCCGCTCAACCCACTTCGCCCTTTCCAAAAATCCGATCCGGCCAGCATTATTGGTCCCTTGGTGCATCGTGCGCCAGCGTTCAACCATTTTGTCGAAGTCACTGTTGCTCATGGTGCGGTCGACCTCGATGATCCCCCCTGGTGTCGCGTCGTTGCGGAAAAAGGCCCGGTTGAAATTGGCCGCCTCAACTTCAGAGCCAAGGTCGAGGATCAGGGAAGCTATGGGGCCGAGTCCTCGGTAGGGGTCAAGGGGATTGGGGTGTCGGATGAAGATAACGTCCAGCGGGTCGTAGAAGATTTTTTCCGAACCAATTTGATACAGGTAGCCGACGATGTAATCGTTGCGGTCCTTGATTGGCGTCATGCGATCCGGGCGCACCGCCCACATTTCCACTGGCACACCACGCCCGTTACGCACCAACACCCACCATGATTCTCCGGCGAGTTCGTAGGTCTGTTGGGACGTTTCGAGAAATTCTTGACGGGTGTCAAACGGGTTGACTGAATTCCAGAGGGTCAAAGCGGGGTGTGTGGTGACCTCGTTGGCCGTTCCGGGGCCCCGGTATAACTTCCACTCGCTGGCGCTCACCGCTTCCGCTATCCGGCTCACAGCGGCGAAAACCCAAGACACGGTGGCGTAGGTGGTCATTTCCTGGACTTTGTTCGATCCGCTGGCGCCGAAACCGCCCAACGTGGTAATGCCAGTACCCACCGCGGGGGGGCGCTCCATGTTGTGGGCTTTGGTTATGAAGTTGAAAACGTCTTTAAGGACGGTCATTTACGCTCCCTTGGCAGATTAACGGATTCTCGCACACGGCACAACGGACTTCCCCAGTAGTGCCAATGGGCCGCTCACAAACACAGGCGGTAGCGGCATAGTCCGTTTCGCTAATGCTCAAACCCCTCACCTCCGCATAACCTGGGCATAGCCCGCGGCGGCCAGCCCAAGGATGATCCACTGCCAACCAACAAAGAGGCCAGCAAAGATTATAGCAAATCCGGCGGCCTCTACCATTCGGGGGCGGGACACGGTGCGCAGCCAGTTAATCATACAGTGAGGGAGCCTTAAAGATCGAAG